TCAAAAAATAATTCTGAGATGAAATAGCCTTGCCGCCGCCGCCGCCGCCGCCTTGTGAAGTCCCGCCGCCTCCGCCGCCCGCCACGACCAACACGTCAGCCAGGCCCGCCGTCGAGACGTTGAGTGTCGAACTGCTATTGAAGGTCCAGTAGTCGTACGTGATGCCGCCACTCGTGTAATTGCCTGTAGGAGTGTCAGAGATAGCGGCTCCACCAAGTGCTCCGCCAAGTGATTTCCATGTGCTGCCGTCGTAGACCTGTACCGTGCCGCCACCGATGTGCGTGACCATGCCGGTGGACGGTGACGGCAACGCGGAACCACGAGCCGCCGTGCCGTTGAAGTTCATCACGGCCTGGTCCATGAAGAAGTCCTGGACGTTAGCCGCCGTGAGGACTTCACCAGCGGTGAATGTGCGGAACCCGCCACCTGTCATCTCATGCTCCTTAGAGTGAAACCCAAGCCGTGCCGTTGTAAACCGTGACCGTGCCGCCGCCAACATGAGCGACCATTCCCGCACTAGGCGTAGGAAGTGCCGAGCCGCGTGCCGCAGTCCCGTTGAAGTTCATCACCATCTGATCCATCAAAAAATCTTGCACGTTGGCAGAAGTCAGAACCTCGCCAGCCGTAAAGGTGCGGAAACCAGCACCAGACATCACGCCTCCCTAGAAGCCGAGTTGATCGTCGTCGAGTTGCCCGAACAGGGACGAGTCAAGAATGAAAGACGCCTCCGCGCGAGACATCGTGAAAGTCACGTTGTGCTCCCCTGGGGATATGTTGTGACTAATCCTATCCAAAACCGCATATTGGGTAATAGCAGATCCGACCGTCGGAGTAAACGTCACTTGCAGCGGGGAACCGACATCGAGCCGGGCCACCGTCGACTGTTGCGCCGTACCCAGGGCATCCATCGAAACCGTGACTTCGTTAATCCGAAGTGAAGGATCCTTATAGCGTGCTAGAAGATAATCCCCCAGCGTGCCCATATCGGCATCCGTATTAAACAGAAGCCCCGTTTTCGAGAGCTCACTAACCCCGTAAGTTGTCTGGGAAGTAGCGTCGACATCGACGGCGGTTCCACCGTTATTCCGCGTTAAAGTGATTTCGTTATAGATCTGTTCGGATCCGTAGTCGATGCTTACGTCACGGAAAGGGATCCCGGTGCCACCCAAAACCGTAGGGTTTGAGAAGTTTTGGGATGCCTGCCGATCGGCGAAGGCGGCATTCCCGGCCCGGTCCATGAAGAAAGTCCCGAATTCGGTATCGGACACGGTTTGCAAATAATCCAGGATGCTTATATTCGCGGCCGGTGAATCGGCCTGCAACGTCACCTGCCCCACGTCAAGGTCCCGTTTCCCCGTCGGCCATGAAGCTTCCGTTAGGGCAACCCCGACCCGGGCCCCCGACAATTGTGAGGTTTTCGCGGCCGTCCCGATCGTCACCTGGGAAAGCAAAAGGAACCCATCAGCACATTGGGCCGTAGTCGTATAGTCCCCGTCATTACGGAACTCGAGGTTCCAATCATCGACCAGGCCGTTAAAGATCGGTTCACTATTGAGAGTAATCGAAACGTTTTTCCGGGGCACAATGCTCGAGGAATAGGGGCTAACGGCGGTGCCGGCCGTCGGGTCGAATAGGCGGGCCCGGTTGTCGAGGACGATTGAAGCGTTACCGGATTGGGGCCTGTCGAGAACCCTTGACCGGCCGCGGCTAATACTCACCGAACGGACGTATTGGGTAACGTCGACTAGGGAGAAAGACCCGCCCAAGGTGAAAACCGTATTATCTAGGACGCCTTGAACGGGATCATCAAGGGTAAAGAAATTAGTTACCCCGCCGGCACCCTCATCGAAAGCGAAAACTACTTGCGTATTCGTCATGACGTAACCGAAATTGGAACCGGACCATTCCTCCGCTGATACTGCCGAAGGGCATCCACGATTAGACGCCCAACCTCGGCCCCATCCGTACCCATGCCGGCATTCACGGTGAGATTAATTGTTGTCCCCATACCGCCACCGCGGGACAACGGTACGACGGCCTCCGGGCCTGCCTCACCGATCATCGCCAGAGTAGGCCGGTAAACGATGCCACCGTCGGCAAGCTCCGGGATATTTGGCAGCTGGGCGACACCGACGCGCTGCCCACCTACAGTCCCGAGGAACGGAACCGTTACTTCCGGGATCGAGAAGGAAAGACCATTCCAGGCATTAATGATCCGATTGATTCCACGGATCACGAAGTTAACGGCATTACGGATCGTGTCGACAATCGTGTTATAGATACTGTCGAATATTCCCTTAATGAAATCCTTGACCGTATTAAAGGTGGAAGTAATTCCATCGAAAATAGCGGTCCAGAATTTTTGGAATGTCTCAATATAAAGTGCGACATATTGAACAATAATCGCGCCGACTTCAATCAGCTTCGCCACGAATTGGACGAATGCCGAGATAATTCTGATAATTGTTGTGACGATAAATCCTAGTACCTCGATGAATGCCTTGAGATAATTTCCGATGAAGGTAACCAGGAACGGCACGACATAAGCCATAAGGAAATCGACGAATGCTTGGAACCCTGCCCGAAGCCTTTCGATAGTTTCCCGGTTTTCCTCGAGTACTCTTTTCACTTCTCCGACGACCCGGCCGATAACCTGTTGGATTGTGGCCCATACTTGGGCGACAGTATCCCGAAGGGTTTCACTATTGTTCCAGAGGTAAACGAAGCCGGCGGCGAGAAGTGCTACGGCCGCAACGATTCCGGCGATAGCCAAAGTTACCGGATTAATGGCGGCCACTATTCCACCGATAACCGCAATTAGTTTACCGACTATGAATAGGACCGGACCGATTGCTGCCGCTATTGCGGCGAATTGGACGATAAATCTTTGAACATCCGGATCAAGAGCCGCGAAACGGTTTGTCATTTCGGTAAGGAAATTCGCTATCGATTGAATCGTGGGAGCAAGAACATCCCCGAGCATGATTAGAACACTATCGATGGATCCCTTGAGAGCTTCAATCGCGCCGGCGGTTCCCGACATTCTGGCATTAGCAAGATCGGCAGCGATACCAGTTTTTGTTACTGCCGTATTTAGATCGTTGAAACCTTGAACGCCTTGTTCAATCAGAATATTCGCGGCCCGCATACCTTCGACACCGAAGATTGCTTTGAGGAATGGAATTCTTTCTTCTGTTGGCAAATCACCAAAGGTATCTACAAGCTTCGCCACGATCTGTTCGAATGGCATAATTTCGCCGGCGGCATTCGTGAAACTTAAACCGAATGCGTCCATGATCTTTCCCGATTTTTCGGTAGTCGGAACTAGACCCAGAAGCATTCGGTTAAGTGATGTGCCTGCCGTCGATGAATCAATGCCGGCATTATTTAATGCGGCCAAAGCGGTAATGACATCCGACAATGGAAGACCCATTGTGTTAGCGGTGGATCCAACGAACTTCAAAGCCAAGGCAAGATCCTGCACCCCGGCCGTTGAAGCGACAGCACCAGCCGCAAGAATATCGACCACCTTATTTGTATCGGCCGCCGAAACTTCGAACGTATTCATCGCGTTACTAATGATTGTTGCCGCATCCGCGAGGGCCATGCCTTCGGTGGCGGCAAGATTCATTGTTGCGGCTAATGCACCGGCCTCGATATCTGCGACAGTCAAGCCGCCTTTCGAAAGCTCGAGCATCGCATCCGCGGCCTCACCCGCAGAGAAAACAGTATCGGCACCCATTTTCAAAGCAAGCTTAGAAAGAGACTCCATCGATTCCGCACTAGCATTTGCGTTAACTTGGAGCGTATTCATAGTTGTTTCGAAATCAGCTGAGGCCATGACAGCGGCCGTGCCGATACCAACTATTGGAAGCGTAACCCCTAGCGTTAAGGTTTTGCCGACGCTGGAAATTTTCTCTCCGGCCTTCTGCATTTCCTGGCCGAAGTCATTAATTTTCTTAGTCGTCGATTCGGATGCCGCTTGCATCCGTTCAAGATCCTTGATGGCACGGTTAATCGCTTTGTCGTCATAGTCACCCTTAACGACTACATCGATCGAATTTCGCGCCACCGATACTCCTAAACCTTATTAACTGCCGCTTGGATTAACTGCCCGATTTCCTTCGCCGCTTCCGGCCCTTTCGCATACCAGGCCGGAGTAAGCAACCGCGGCCACATGCCCACATTTCGGGCACCTTCTTTTGTGCCGGTTTGCTTATTAATATTCCGGTTGAATGGATGCCGCGACTTATTCACGGAACCGGCAAGCGTGAAGATAGCGACCGCCGGATCCGTTTTGTCGAGCACGGCCCGGCCTTCGACCTGACGGAAACCTGATTTCACCTTGGATCGGAATCGAGTAGTGAACCGGAATTTCCCTTGATCGTACGATAGATCCCGGCCGTCCCTGGAATAAATCCATTTGCCCCATCCGGTGCCCCTCCGTTTCGGAGTCAAACCCATGAACGGAACTCGAGCCTTAGCATCCTGAGTGACAGCATCCGTCGCAGTCTTTACACCTTTTTGAATATCCCGCCACGCTTCCTTATCGAAACGTTTCAAGGCATCAATTTTTGCGGCAGCTCCCCGCACTTCAACTTTCATCATTTCCGGGCCGCCTTTTTCTCTTGCACGATTCTCCACTGCAAATATTTCTGCATCGTCCAAAGCATCCGCGGAGACTCATGCACCAGCGTCGACGGGGCCACCCCGAATTCGTATGCTAAATGGCAGATCAGGAAATGGACAGACTCGGCCCCAAAGGGACAGGTTCCGCCGCTTCTTGAATCTCGACCCCGTCGAGTCGATTAAGCCACATATCGAAATCAGCGGTTTCCCCAGCCCGCTTCAAACGATGCCAAGCAAGCCAACAAATATCCGTGAACCGGATTTCTGTTCCAAGCTTCGCAACACTTCGATTAAATTCACTTTCGAAGGCGACGAAATCCGGTGCCGATACGGTGACATCAGCACCGGATCCGTCTGCGTAGGTGACTCTTAAATCCATTTTCAAGGCAGGCTCCTAACGTTACGGGGTTACGTCGCGTACGACTGTGCCGGTAATGGGGAACGAAACGGAAATCGTCGCAAGATCCCCAACCGCACTATCGATTGGATTTGCCTGAGCAACCAAACAATCGAATTGGTATTCGGCATTCGATGTTGAGATTGCAGCGGTTCCACCTGGACGGATACGAACCGGGACGACCGAACCAAGCTGATTGAAAATCAGCTCGTCGATAGCACCGGAAGCCATATCCTGATGGAACTCGAAGTCGACGGTACCGGACTTCAAACCGCCCACGCGGGTCCGGTAGGTGGAACCGAAAGCCGTTGTTTCTACATCGTCGGCCTCGATATTCACCGTTACGGAAGCACATGAGCTCGTCACCGTTGATCCGTTGAAAACGATCACCGGCTCGATTACTACGAACTTTGCCATTTGATTATTTCTCCTTCATCAAGCGTAAACGGTGATCGAGAGATCCGCCGCAACGTATGTTATTTCACCTACTGCCAGCTCACGAAGGTTATCGCCGCTGGTAACTCGAAGGTCGTTTGCTTCGCCTCCGAGAGTCCTATCCGATTCGATAGCCTCTTTAAGGCTATTCGTGCCCGTGCCCGAAAGGTATCCATCTAGCGCGGTTTGTGCCCCGCGTGTATCGACACGGCCGACAATCACGATCACGCGGAAAAGATAAGTATCAAGGGCCCGGCCCATCGACGTATCGAAATCGACCCGTTCGAAAGTCACTATGGCTATTGGCGGTTTCGGATCCTCCGGAATAACGGAATTAGTTCGAAGCCCGGGCACGGTGGCAAGGTTCGTTGCCAAGGCCTGCCGCATCGTCGTGATCGATGCCATTAGGCCACGCCTGGATTAGAACGCCTAAACGGGGCCAGAAGCATCTGCATATCCGGATCGAATCTTGAGACCCGTACGGCCCCGATATCGCCGAATCCGGCCACCCCTAGGGGAGAGTCGTAACGCTTAAATTGGCGCAAGGCGATAATTATTGTTGCCTGTTGAACGGACTTCGGGACCGCCGTACCGAACCCATAAACGCCGGTCACCTTCACGGCCGTTTCCCCAACATAATCGTAAGGGAAAATATAGTCACCGACTGCGCGAAGTTGAGTGACCGGGAAAGACAATCCGGAAGCCGTACGGTTCAAAGGCTCGAGCTGATAATCCGTGACCGCCCACGTTTCGTCATAAATCCCATCAAGACCGCTTGAGGTTTGCACCGTGATAGCGGTTCCCGCAAGATCGTCGACGACACACACATACGAATTACGGGCCGAGAAAAATCTAGTTTCCGTTCCCGCCGTGAAAAACCGACGCTCACAATATCCATCAATGAGACGGGAAGCGGATTCGATAGCGATTTCTAGAAGGTCATCATCGACGGTATCCGCCGTTCCGATGCGGGCCGCCGCCTTAACCTGATTCAAGGTGGCATAGCCGTTACTAATCGCCATGAATTCTCCTAATGATATCTCTGCAATCCAGGTTGCCGGCCGTGATCGGGCCATAATGTTTCATCGCTCGTCGCGTGGCCCCATTCATGTTCACAAATAGTCTCGTCATAGATTCTTTGCGGTTGCATGGGAAGCCACGGATTACAAAACCGGGCCGGCAAAATCAAGGCATCCGGGGCTAACTCATTCACGATTTGAGTCAACAATCGAGGACCTGTCACATAATCGACGCCGCCCCTGACCGTTTTGATGCTTTCCGGAATCGCATCGATCACCGCACCGATCACCGGATTACCGGGAGCACAAGCCATAAACGCATTACTTATTAATGTGCCGTCGACTTCGTAAGAAAGAATAAGATCATGCTCGTCGAATGATTCCGGTAAAGGCTTTATCGGCCGCATATCACAATTCACATAAAGACCGCCGAATTGGTAAATCAACTCATATCCTGCGATATCTGCTTTAGTGACTTGGATAAGACTTGCTTCCTTCGAATCCCCCCGACCAGGAATCCAACTCCAACCGCATTCATCGAAAGCTTCTTGATTCTCAAGCCTCGGCAAATCGGTTTCGTCGTAATCCTGCAAAACCCATTCCGGATTAAGCTCAATCCATTTTGCGGCATTCTCTTTATACCGATCCGGCATGATCCGGGGCCCGAACCATTGTCGATGGATCAGCTTGGGAATCGCCACGTTATGCCCTGATTATCCCGGAACCAATCGACCGTCACCCGGATTCCATCCTCGAGGGTAGTGAACCGTTCCGGTTCAATGCCGACATTCCGCATAGTAGCCGGATCCGCCGCCACAACGGTTCCCAACAATTTAACGGCCCGACGAATATCAATCGGATTCAATTCCGGTACGGAATTCTGTACAGCTTCGGCGATTCGATCCACGACATCGACGGATGAAACCGGGCCTCCATGCGGTTCTCCCAATCGCATGGGTAGATCATCGATCGTTGCGGATGGGATTTCTTGCCGGATTTGTTCCGCTACTTGCCGCACCGAAACAGGCTCGAGATTTCCGATGTCGATCGGGTGATTCGGAATCTGCCCATCCTTGAGAACCTCGAGTGTTTTCAAGAATGATTGGGCAACATCACGAACAAAAACGGCATCGGATATTTGCGTCCCACCGCCATAAAGCGGCATCGGAATATCCGATAATGCGGAACACACAAACGAAGGAACTATCTTTCGAACCTTGCTCGGACCGAACGGCGCCGGTGCCGACTGACGCGGGCCATAAGCATTCATGGGTCGAACCGCCGCAATAATCGAGCCCCGATCTTCCCGATACATTTTCACGAATTCTTCGCCACAAGCTTTCGTGATGCAATAGGTTCCGCGGCCGATCCCGGAATTCCCGACGGCCGCGTAAACGATTGGGATCCTGTATCTATCCGCCGCCTCGAATACATTTAATGTGCCGAGAATATTTATGTTTGCTGCGGGAAGCGGATTATCAATCGTTTCCGCCGTTCCAAGCACGGCCGCTAAATGAATGATCCCGTCGACGTGGGCCGCGAATTCGTTAACGATCGTCGGATCCCGGACATCCCCAAGCAATCCCCCGCGGTGCTTGTGGTCAAGAATTAAGACTTCGTATCCGCGTGCTTCTGCTTCTTGGCGGATCCATGATCCGATGAATCCATGCCCGCCTGTGATCCCGATAATCATAATGACCGGATCTGTTCGTGAGCAATTGACGAATTTATTTTGTGACTTATCTGTTCCGGATGCACCGAATAAACATAGTCGACTCGGCCCGTGTGATCGAAGGTTGCTCCGGCTCGAGCTGCCCCAATCCAGAAAGCCCAATCATCGAAAAACAAATCTTGGAACCGATTATTTTCCCAAACGGTTTTCCGGAAAGGTGAGCATGATCCCATCGGATTATTTTCTTTTTCCAGGATTCTTTCCGCCGTGATGGGTCGGGATGGGTATTGATTATCGCCGATACGGTAACCGAAGTTAACGATATCTGCCGGATTCGAATCAATACCGTTCAAGGCATGAGGCAAAAGCCGATCATCGATATCAGCTTTAATAATCCATGCCGTATTCGTGATGCCGATTACGTCATTAACGTGAACTTGCGGATGGAATACATCCCCGCGATTCTTATAAACCCACGAAACATTTATATATTCTTCGGCGGCCGATCGGATTTCTTCCGGGATTCCATCATGAATCACGGTGATTATGTGCGGTGTCGTTTCTAGACTGGCTAGAGCTTCCGACCATCCCAGCACGAACCCGTAATATTTCGATCCGAATACGGAGGAAACAATTCCGGTGGTCATAGATATGACCAAAATTTAGGGGCCTGGGCCGCCATGACTTCCCAAAAATCCCCGGCATCCCGCCGGCCGGCATAGCCGTTCGTGTGAATCTTACACCCGTACGCCTCGGCCTCAATCAAGGTCCGGGGGCATGAGTCGAAACCCTGCGGGAGAAACACGAACCATTCATGTTCGGTCATCGCTTGCAGCACAATCGACCGATCGACGTTCGACAATTCGGTTAGGTAGAAACCTTTTTCACGGGCCCACCGTCGAGCCGGAAGCAAACCTTTCTGCGGATGCTGCCGGGCCGCCCACAATGCTTCCTCCGTGCGTTCACCTTCAAGCTTCGGTAAATCGATATGGCCATGGCACCATTCCGATACCACCCCGAACCGTCGGGCCTCGAGTTCGGAATGGGCCTGACTCATGGTGATGAACGGATCCGCGTGCTCGAAAAGTGATCTCCGGGCCTCTGTCGGAAACTGCTCATGATGCACCCACACGACCGGTTTAACTTCCCCCAGGCCGATCAGAGCTTCATCCGGGAGAAGATCCGTCCCCGTGATAATTACCCGGTCGAAATCGAAAGCCTGCCGCCATTCACCCGGACCGATCACCTGGACATCGATCCCGGCCGGAGCCTGCCGGATCATGGCCGCATCCGTCATTTCCGCCCCACCGACACCGCCAGGAAGTAGCCAATCCTCGGAATGACCCCGGGGCACATGGTGGGTAAGCCAGGCTACCTTCATGGCAGATCCTCGAGCAGCGGCCGCCACATATTTTCGTAAACCGTGTCGGCATCGTAGTTTTCGACAATGTGCCGGCGCCCCGCGATGGCCCGCTGCCCGCGCCTCTCATATGTTTCTTCGAGGGCTTTATATATTTCCGAGATTAGCGGGATTTGGAACCAGGCTCCTTGTGTCGGATCCCAGGAAGGTTGCCCGGCAACCGCGACACCTTCACCGACTAGTTCCGGTTGGGCCGAGAAATTATTGACGATCACCGGGGTTTCACACGATTGAGCTTCGGCAACCGTGATCCCGAAACCCTCACCTAAAGTCGGGGCGAGAAGGCAATCCATCCCCGTATAACAGGCGGCAAGGGCATCCGCCGGGAAACCTAAACGGTTCTGATATTGATTAACGAATTTAACTTTTTCTTCCGGGATGCCACAAGCTGCAATCAGCGGATCGAGAGGAATCCCGCCCATCCCGCCGTACCGTTCCGTATGCATATACAGAACCGCATCATCATGCTTTTCGGCAAACATGGCGAAGGCTAATAGTTGAGCGTCGAAGGCTTTCCTTAGAGGAATCTGGCCTTTATTAGCGTTGACTATCCCGACGACGAAAGCATCATCAGGGACACTCATCAACTGCCGGCCGGTTTTCGTGACTCCAAGGTCATCAGTTACCGACGCGGTAGGTTTGAAAATATCGGTTTCGATTCCGTGCGGAATATAGGAATGCTCGAGCTTCGCTTTCGCCATTTGATCCGCGCCATATTTGCTCATAGCGACCGGATGAATATTCGGTTTCTGTAGAACCGTCAGAACCATTCCAGGGATCGGTAAATGATCGATCGGGGTCCAAGCCACCACCGGCATTTCATCCCACTTCGGATGCTTCAAAACCCACACGTCATACAACGTGAAAACGTGATTCCGGTGATTCGGGTGCTGCCGTGACCAATCCACGAAATACGGATGCACCATATCTTGAGAATAAGCATCGTAGCCACGGGGCAAATGTTCGATGCCTTCCCAGCTACTCGAAGTTGCCTCGAGCCCGTAGTTACAGGCAACCGCGATATCGTGTCCATCCGCAAGCATTCGGGAAACTACTTGCTTAGTTTGTGTACCGTATCCGGTTTGCGCGAAAGCAGCATTCGAATACCAAATGCCGGCAATCGGCGGGGTTCCGTTCCTTGCTCGTCTACGCCTTTCAGCGCGGTCCACGTTTCCTCCGATGGGGCAGGTTTGGCAGGTGAGAGGGGAACCGGGCCGCCTGCCTTCGGCCCGGCTCCCCCGTTTGCTTCAATCGGTTAAGCAGCGTTACCGATGAAGTATTTCACGGCGTCGGCTTGGCCGAGGTCGCCCCACAAGCGGAGGGTAACCCGGAAGCCGATTTCGTCACTCTCGAAGTAGGCATCGTCGCTTCGTGCGATTTCGATCCCGCCAACTTGACGAACATGGTATGAACCGAACCACCCGAAAAGAACCGACTTTGCGGAAGTTGCAGTCGCCGCAACGTCGGGGTTTTCGATGATCGGGAAGCCCATGAAAACGTCGGGGGCACCCACGGTAGCGGCCGGAACGTACAGGTAGTTACCTGCCGTGTCCTTGAGCTTCCGGAGAGTACCCATCGAGGTGCGACGCATCATGAAACCGGCGCCGAGACGGACGTAAGCACCGTCAACGGAATGCGCGAGATCAATCAGATTATCAGCAGAAAACGCACCCGAGACCGCCGTCGATCCCGTGATACCGCTGCCGGCTGCCGTCACAATTCCGTTAGCCTCGTTTGTGCCTGTTCCGACCGTCAGCAAATTATTTGCCTTGATCCCTACGGAGGTTCCCAGGGTACGGGCAAGGTACGACGGAATGTCGATCCCGGAATCCGTGAGAATCTCGCGGGAAACGATCGTTAGGGCCGCCACTTTTTGCGACTTCAATGTCAGAGAGGTGAACGTCGGATCGAGTGCGGTGATCGTAGTTCCCTCGTTAATCGCGGTGCCGAGAGGCCGAGACGACTCCACCGGAACCTTGATGTCCTCACCGGTCGCGGTGTTGAGCAGAGTCACAACGGACCCGTCGAGCATCGGTCCGACCGTGACCAATTTCTCTTGAAGGACATCATAAAATGTCTGTGGGAGAAGGCTCGAATCGTCGGACTTGTTAAGGTCACGACGCTCGAAGGTAGCGGAACGAATCTCCCCGGAAACCAGCTTCCGGAGGGTATCGAAGTCCGAGCCACGGCGGGCCGCCGCAACCTCACGAACCTCGGGGGCATCGATCATCGAAGCTTCGATATCCTTCGCCCGCATCTCTGCCGCACGAAGATCCTCGATCTTCTGTGAACGTGCATCGATGTCCTCGTTAATGCGGTCGTACTGTGCTTGCTCCTCTGCGGTGAGATCACGCTTCTCGGCGGCAGCAGCATCGAGCAAACCCTTAGCCGCGTGCCAAGCCTCCTGACGCGCCTCCACCTGACGCTTCAAATATTCCATTTCGGAATTCTCCTAAAGAATTGTTGGGATTGTTTATGCTCCGGCGCGGCTCCGCACACGGTACGAAAAAACCGGCTCCGATTTTTTCGCGGTGGACATGCCCGGAATTGAACCGGGGTTTGGACAAATTAAATTTTTTGGATTTGTTTTGTCCACTCATCCTGTCATGCCCGAGTCCCCTAACCGGCCCGCCCACCGTCCGGAAGGCTGCCGGTTAGGGAAAACTAGATAGCTTTCGCTAATAGGTCGATTTGCTTCATCAGCAAACTAACCGGAATCTTTGCCACCGGTTCATCTACACCGGCCGCACGGTCGACAACCTTACGGAGGATGCCGGCCTGATCTTCGTTCAACTCGCCGGCCTCGAGTGCGGAGATAGCATCCGCGAGAGCCGTCGGATCCGTTTCGGTACGCTTCGCAATAACTCGAAGATTACGAACCGACGCGGTAGTTTGCGGATAAGCCGGCACCGCGGTGACCACGCTTACTTCGTGGAGACGCACCTCGAGTAGTGTTCTCTCACCGCCGTCCGATGACCAAGAATCCTTTACAGTTGAGAAACCGAAACTCATTCCGGTGATATCTCCCCTAGCAACCAGAGCCCGGATGTCCCGGCCGGCCGTCGTATCAGGAAGATCGATCTCCACATAACCGCCCTCGGCGCGGTCCTCGATCCGGAGAGTCTTAGCCCGCGTCGAACCCAAAAGCATCGTATCGTCGTGATTCACGTAAGCCCGAATATCATTCTTCGATTTTAGGGTCCGGGTGAATGCGCCTGGGGCGATACGCTCCGTGAAGGGCAGCGGCAGCGAAGGTTCGTTGTATCGCCATGCGTAGCCGGCGAATGTCATCCCGTCACCTTCGGACCGGACTTCGCAAACCGTCGCCTCGAAGGTACGGATTTCGACGTTACTCATTATGTTCCTTTCGCCGCGGATCATCTCGGCAGTACGTTCCAGCCATGCCCGGGCCGGTTCGGGATCCAAAGGATCGATTCCCCATAGGTAATGTGCGACGGCACCGGCACCGGGCCAACCGTCATCATCAGGATCGGAATTAGACGGGGCCTCGAGGTCGACGGCGTGACGGGCCGCCCAAGCATTAGCCCGAATAACTTTGTCGTCCGACATTTCCCCATCCGCCATTAGACGGGCCTCCCGGATTGTTTGGTCGGTGAGGCCGTCACCTCCGAAGCCTTCCGCCCGAAGCTCGAGCCCGCGGGCCGCCGCCGCCTGGATATAGGCCGGCGGTTCAACCTGACGGGACTCGAAGGATCGTGTCGATTTCGGGTGATCTTCCGGGAGAAGATCATTATCGGTGACGTAGTTAGGATTTTCGGGTGAACCGGTTCGAAGCAAGAAAAGGAAAGAATTAACTCGGGCCATAGCCCAGGCCCCGCGAGTCTGGCCAGGCCGGTGGCTAGTCGAATAAGCCCCCGCGCCGCGGCGGTATACGGCGGCTAGCATCCCGAAGGTTGCCCTGGTCCAATCCGGCCGGTCATCCTCCGCCATTTCGTCGTTATGTTCGGAGACTTTATTTCTTAGTGCCGTTTCGGTCGCCTCCGATAATTCGATATCCCCACCCGGCCCGCCGGCGGATCCCGGTTCGTTCACGTCACTACCAGAAATCTGGTCAGCTTCCGGTGCCGGTGTATCCGCTTGCCGTTCCTCACCCTGCCAAGCATTACAATAGTAGGCACCAGAAACGAAAGCTTCCCACCTTGAACACCACGCTAAATCCTCTTGAACTTGTGTCTCATCATAGAAAACACAATTACCGCAAGCCCGACCCTCCGGGACATCATCCGCTAAAGCCGGCCGATAGTTCGATGGGAGCTCACGGTAGGATCCGCCCGGTTCCATATCCTCGGCAATCGAGATAGCGACCATTTGATCGATTGCATCCTGCTGCGTTGTATGACATCCGATTACTTCGCCGTCCTCTTTCACGACACCGTAACCCGGGCATCCTTCGGCCTCACCTTCACCGGTAACGAAGTAAGGCATTAGCTCGTTTGCCTCAACCAGGAAACGGTGTGAGAACCGGAATCGCTCACCGCATAAACGGATTCATTCGGATAGAGATCAAATTGGATTGTTGATTGCTTAATCAATAGAAGTCCCGTCGCAATCGTCACCGATTCATTTCCCAGGAATAATGCTTTCGTATTGTCATTGTTATGAACAATGATTTTGCTTGCTCCTGGATACGCTCCGCCGATAAGTACCGGGGTAGCCGTGCCGACCGTGACTTGCCCACTAGTAATCATTTCACTCCACCGGATACGCTGCTGAGGGATTCAAAGGATCGAAGGCGGCCGCCTGCTGCAACTGCACCGAAGGCAAACCGGTATGGTCAATTTGCGGCAGGCCCATAGCCTGCAAAACCTGTTCCGGCGTGAACCCGGAAGTAATCAAACGGACCGCATTCTGGACCCGCTTTTCCGTTTCAACAATATTTGCGGCCGCAAGATTCACGTTAGCGAGACTCACCCGGTATTGATCCCCATCCTCGACCGGCGGCAAATCCTCGAGCCGGTGAATATCATTAATCGATAGGAAGCCGGCCTGCATCGCAATCGAATAGGCCGAGAATCGATCTTGAAGGCTTGCCCGCAAAAGCGAATCCACATTGATCCGAAGGAAAGCATCACCGGGAAGAAGCTTCGTGTAGGCCGCTTCGATCTTTGAAATATATGGAAGCAGCGTGTAGGTCACGAATTGGCGGGAAGATTCCTCTACCGACGCATAAGACATGGCGCCTTGCCGGGTCGACTGCAGCATATGAACCGGGATGCGGAAGATTCTCGCGACTTCCTCGACCGCGAATTCACGGGACTCGAGGGCCTGGGCATCCGTCGGATCTACGGAAGTTTGAGTGTATTTCGCGCCGGCGGAAAGAATCCCGGGCCGATGGGATTTCCTCCACCCCTTATGCCCGGCCTCCCAGGAATCCTGCAAAGTCTGCGCCTGCTCCTGGGTAAGCTCATACGGCACTTCGATAATCCCGGCCGTCGTGCTGCCGGATCCGAAAAACGTAGCCGCGAATTCCTCAAGTGCCTTGGTTAAACCAAGGGTTTCCCGAAGCTCCGTGATTCGTGAAGTGCCACGAAGCTTCCCCGGTTGCCGTAGCTCCGTGATATGAACTACGTCCTCCTCCGGGAGAATGAACCGGCCGTTATCGATACGGAACTCAATCCGCATCGTTTCCCGGTTACGGACAACCTCGACCCGGCGGGGATCCATCACATGAAGGGCGATAATGTCACCGCGGGAATCACGAATGATCCGGCTAAACGAATTACCGTCCACAAGCAAAGAAACCAAAAGGGCCTGGTAATGGTCGGATCGTTGCATCGATGGATCCGGTTCCGGGCTATCCACCCACACGGGCCGCGGGCGATATGGCCGCCGCTGCCCATCATCCCGGATAAACGTATCCATCGGCATAGTCGAAATAGAATCCGAAATCAAACGGATAGCGGCATACACCGGGCCGATCGTGAACGAATTCTCTTGAGTGATCCGGACACCGGAACGTGTCCCGGCCGGGACATCGGCACCCATCTCGAAAAGCTTTTGGTAAGTAATAGCCCGCTTCTCCGGAGAAGAAAACAAATTGTTAAGCATTCTTGCTCCGTTCGATTGCTATTCCAATCAGCACCAGGAAAATTCCGCCGGTGATGAATCCGGCCGCCGGCTCAATCAGGGCCGCACCCGCAGTAACGGATACCGCGCCGATCAGCTGCACAATAGCGGCCATTATTTCCCTCTCATGAAAAGAACATAGGAACAGACGGTTTCGGTGCTTCCCGGTACATCGTTGCCCGGTCGAAGGCACCCACGGCACAAACCGCGCCGTCGATTTTGCGTAAACTCCAACGGTTTTCCTTAACGATCCTCGGCCCTAACCGGTCCGTTTTCACGACCGCGTTAGCGATATGCCGTGATAATTGCGGATCGTGATCGTGGGATAAACCGTTACTCATGACAGCATCGAAAAACTTTGCACAACTAGGAACCATTCGGGCCGGTGAGGAAGTCGGATATTCCACGATCGGAATACCGGACTCCGCTAGAATCTGCATCGACCTTTGCCACCGGAACGGATCGAAGGGCACTTCCACGACCCGGAATTTCTTGCAAGCTTCCATCACGGCGGTTTCAACTTCGGATATTTCTACCCGCCATTCGTCCGAATCTTCCGGTTGCTTTTCCCATGCGGCAATCTTGAATATTCGCGGTTTCGGTTCCACCGTACAACCAGCGATGAAAGTTGAGTCACCGGAGAAAGATCCGTCAACGAAAAGCACCACCGGAATATCAGGGCCGGGAATATCGCACCGGTCGAGGGAATCCCAGGCACCGGCAGGAAGCCAAGCCGTCGACGATGCCACCCATTGATTCATTCGTTTCGTGCGAAACTCATTCTCCGGAGTCCGACGAACCGCGGAATCGAAATCCTCCGGATCCTGCAACGTCCCGAAACCGGGATTAGCAATCATCCATGACTTCGGATCCCGGTGATCCGCATCCGGCCCGGCCTGCCACCAGGCCATGAAAAAACTAGGATCATCCTGCTCACCGGCGGCAATCCTCGAGCCGTATTGAAACAGCCGGTAACAAACAGAATCCTGGCCCGAAGAATCCGTACGAACCCCGGCCGTCGTAATCCCCAAAACCAAGGCATCGACACGGGCCGCCTGCGCCAAACTCATAACATTCCAAAGATCATCATTCGGGGCCGCGTGAAGCTCGTCATAAATAACCAGGGTCGGGGATAAACCTTCCTTCGTGAAAGCCTCACTAGAAAGCACCCGATACACCGAACCGGTTTGAATATTCTCGATAGCGTCCCGGTAAACCTTCGTCACCTCGACCAGCTCCGGGGACCGTTCCACCATTTGCCGGGCCGAACCGAAAACAATCCGAGCCTGATCCCGATCCGCCGCACACGAATAAATCTCGCCACCGTTCGGGCCAAGCATCAAACCATAAAGACCGATACCCGAACCCAGGGCCGATTTACCATTCTTTCGCGGCAAACCAATAATGCCCGTCCGGTGCCGAAGCTTCCCATCCGGCCGCCGAGCAAACAAAGCACCCAAGACCTTTTTCTGCCAGGGCAACAAAAGCAACGGATCCCCAGCATGACCGCCTACCGAATCTTTCACCTGCGGGCAAAGCTGCTCAATGAAATCCACAACGTGGGCACCAGAGCCCCGGCGAATATCGGCCGCCGGAACCGGAGTAATAATCGCCGGCGGCCACCCTTTAACGGCAGGCATAAGACACTACTTCTGTTTTTCCCGAAGGGCCTCGAGCTTAGTTTTCGTTTTCACCTCGGCCAAACCAAGGCGGGCCCTCGCCGCCGGATCGAAACCAAGATTAGAAAGCAAACCGATAATCTGCTTATCAAGATCCCGCAAATGCTTCCGGCATTCCGGGGCACCATTCAAAGCAAGCTCCCGCAAACCTTCACGTTCCTCAAGCATCGACCGAAGCAAAGCCAAAGCCGGGGCATCAGTCCGAGCCAACCAAACCACACCGTCGGCCATGACCTGGGCAAACGCATCAGCGGCCGTGAATTCATGCGGCAAAGCATCCGCCGCTGGCACAAGGGCCAGACTCGAGGAATGCCGATCGGCACGATACGAACCTAGTTTCTTGTGAGCTTCGGTCGGTTTCCTCGGCCGGCCTCGAGTCACGCGAAAACCTCCAAATCCCAGAATCTAATTTTGCCACCGTCCCTGCCTGTG